ATTTCATACGTGGCGTTGACGCTAGTACCACCCCCTCCAGTATCGTATGCAGTGGCAGCGACAGAAGTGGTAATGGTGTAGGTGTTGGCGGTGAGGACCGTGACTTGGAAGTTCTGGTTCAACACAGCGGCGGTAATGCCCTGATTAACCTCCAGAGAGAAAGTGCCAGAGCCTGCCGTGGTTGTGGTGATGGCCGCACCGCCTATGTTGTTGGTGAAGCTGACTGTGGTGCCAGACACCACAAGGATGTAATACACCACTCCGGCGGTCAACCCCGCCGGTAGAGAGCCACCAGAAGAGACGGACAAAACCACCGGCGTGTTGGTAGCCAGTGCGGAAGTCAAAATAAACTGCGTAGCCGTGGAGCGTGTAAACGTCTGATAACTAAGACCCAACGCACCGGCGAAGGTAACAAAGTCCCCTGTGGTGCAGCCGTGTGCCGTGTCCGTGACGGTGACGGTTGTAGAACTTGTGGTGGCTGCAAAGGGGTTGCTAAGCGCCCCGGAGTTTGCCCGGATGGGGGTGATGTCGTTGTAAGCGCCACCCTGTTCAATGTAGAACTTGAGGTTTGTGCCGACCCCCGTCACCACCGATGGGTTGCTGATTAACGACCATGTCCACAAGGACCGGCATATGCCCTCAAATGTGTAGGCAGAAATCTGCTCCCAGCCGCCAACCTTCTCGGGCGTACCCTGACGAAACCGCACCTTGTCGCACGAGTACCAACCGCCTTCATTGGTGTAGCGGGTGTTTTCTCGGTTTACACCGGGCTTGAGAAGGATTTTTTGGAGCGGCATGGGTGCGTCCTTACGCCTCAGACTCGGTCATCTTGGCGGCAGTGACTTGGACCTCTTGGACCCGGCGACCCCACCCCTTACCAAAGGTGTTCCAAGTTGACAGGGACCGCAGAAACTCCAAGCGGGTTTGCTGGTATTTTTCCACAATATCGTCCGCAGGCATAGCCGCCACTTTACCCAGCGTTCCGGGGCCAATCATCCCGTCTGGAATCGCCCCCACGGTTTGCTGTAGCCACTTAGCCGCCCGGCCCGGGCCAGAGTTAATAGCGGCATCAAACACGATGTAGTCCACCCCGGCAGGGAGATCGTCGCCCTTGATCTTGTCCCAGTACTTGGCCTTGTACATGGGGCCAACAATCTCAGGGGTCAGCGCCCGCATGGTCTTCTCGTCCACCTCGTGGCCGACCCATTCTTCCCAGACGCGCTTGGTGACGCCCAGATTGGTCATGCCGCCGGGGTCAGCCGGATGATTTACATACCCACCCTCGTGGTGGAGGATGGCTTCAAGAGCGGAGTCGAAGTTTTCTTTCATTTGATTGCTGGTGCCTTAGAGAGAAGATCGGTCTTGGCTTGGGAGCCTGCGCTGGAGCCAAAGTAGTATGCAATGATGCCCGTCCATGCGGTGCCGAGGGAGCCCAGCATCATCAGGATGGCGGGGTTGTTGGAGTCCACTTTGCCCAGCAGCATCATCACAAGGATGCCAAAGAACCCGACGGTGACAATCGCAGCCAGCGCCGGGGGCACGATAGAGCGGGTCGTAGCCTGCATCTCCCGAGCGGATTTGCGGTCTTCTACCGACAGCTTTTCAAAGTTCAGGCCAAGCTCTTGCGCCTGTTTCTGAAGCTCAATCTCAGCTATCTTGACCTGCGCGATCTGCTCGGCGGTCAGTTTGTTGTTGGAGATCATGTCTCCGACCTTCTCCGGCTCCACGCCAATAGCCTTGGAGATTGCAGAGACGGCCATACCGGCCAAGGGGCCACCCATCGCTGTAGCGATAGTGGGGGCGATTTGTTTAAGCCATTCCATTACTGTTTGCTCCTAGATAACATGGTTGCTGCGATCTGCAAAAGAACCCTGTACGCATCTACATCCGGTGGCTCCTCTTTCCAGCCTACCGTGATCTGGCCTATAAATTTACCCTGCTCGGGCGGGACGCTGACTCGGCAGCCGTAGACGACGCCCTTTTCGATATACCACAGCCCGATCTCAGACTGCGCGGTTTTGTACGCGCCACACGGAATCTCTCCTGCCATGAGTGCCACTACATCCCGATTGTTAGCGGCGTTGGGGGTGAACAGGCCAACATCTAGCCCCTCATGCGTCTTATCTCGCCCGTCTTTGGTGTAGGCCCGGTACAGGACACGAGTTCCAAAGATCGGGTTCACTTTAAAGATCGCTACCACCACGGCACCTGTGTTTTTAAACAGATGCGCGGCCACGTCCTCTACCCGGTCCTCGGCAATCGTGGGCAGCTTCTTCTGCTCCTTGTACGCACCGATCAGAAACTCTTGGTTCTGCCAGACAAAGTATCCAGTGAACGCGAAGACAGCCATCAGCACGATGGCAAACAATTTAAACGGAGAGTCCACATACCCGAGGACCTTGTCGATCAGGCTGTTGTGGTTGATCTTCTCTTCACTCATACCTGCATGATGATGTAAACGAAGCCGATGAGGAAAGCAACAAACCCAACGGTGATGCAGGTGTACAGGACAAACATCGCCTGCTCTTGCCTACGCTTTAGCTTCGCCGCCTTCTCCTCTGCTTCCCTCTTCTTCCTAGCCCTTTGAATCTCCATGTGCTTCTGGAGAAAGAGGGTCCACAACTCTGGGTAACCTCCGTAGACCAATTGATGCTTTAAATGCTCCATGTCCTCACGCAGCTTGTTTTGCTGCATGACGATCTCCATCGCCTGCGCCGCATCGGACTTCCCAGCGTTGGCATCGTTCGCTGCCTTGTTGATAACGTCGGCTGATTCAAAAAGCGCCGAGAACTCCTTGATGCAGCCGGTAATGTCCTTTCCCAGCTTGAGCGCTTTCTGGATGCCCGCCACCGCAGCTTGCGCAGTGGCAAATGCGGTGATTGGGTCGATCATGATTAGACAGAGGCAAAGACATTCACGAAAACCGTGCCGTTTTCAAGCGCTTCAATCTCATGCCATTCGCTGCCCACAAGGTTCACGGGCTGGGTGTCTTTGGTCATCTCCAACTGACGGCCTTCCTTGCGGACAACGCAACGCCCGGCGGTGCAGATGGTTAGATGAGAGTACAGGTGCTCATGGCGCGGTAGCCCCTGCCCAGCGTCGGCATGGTAGACGGTAAGCGTCGTCCCGTTCTGCGTGACGGTGAAGCGGGGAGCGACCGGGATCACAGCGTCTGCGCCCCTTGAGTGGTTGGTTGCTGCGGTTGAGGCTGCCCAGTCACTGGGTCAACGCCGGGCGCAAGCTGGGTGATCTGGCCTTCGATGTTGCCGTCAACGATCTGCTGGTACACCCACTTGCCGGTTTTGGCGTAGTCGTCAGAGCGAGCGCAGTACAGGCAGACCTCAAACGGGAATCCTTCTTCAGGAGAGATTTCTACATCCGCGAAATAAACGCCTTCTTCGTCGCCCGACTTGCGGACGTTGCGGATCGCGCCAAAAGTAATGGTGCCAATAGTATGCATGATGTTCCTTTAGGCGGTGCGTTGCATTAGGGTTAAATTTAAACCATAAGAGCAAGGATAACCTTGGGAAATGCTAGTTACCCCTCGGGATCGCCATGTTCCAGCTAGAGCTGTTGAACCACCACCAGAGAAAAAATTAAAATCATAAAGCGTAGAAGAATTAAAATAAACAGACGCTGATTGATTTCTGTTAGGGGGAGTAGATTGATCATTAACAAATACATAAGAACCAATCGGGAAACTGCTATTAGAAGTAGAGCTACCCGTGTAGTAGTCCAGCGCAATAGTCCCGCTGGTAGTAATGGTGCCGCCGGTCAGGCCAGCACCTGCGGTGATAGATGTAACCGTACCGGCAGCGGTTGAACTCACAGTGACTGCGCCAGTAGCGCCGCTGACACTAATTCCAGTCCCCGCAACGAGACTGGTGACCCCAGAGTTCGTAAAGGTCACTGCGCCCGTAGCGCCGCTGACACCAATACCTGTCCCAGCAACTGCGCTGGTCACGCCCGTGTTGGCTACCGTCACTGCACCGGTTGAAGCGCTGACACTTACCCCCGACCCGGCAGTTAGGCTCGTAACACCTGCCGCCGCAGCAACAAAATCTCCGACGTTGGAGTTCCAAGCAATTAGAGAAATCCCAGCAGCCACAACAGTGACACCCGTTGTCGGGGAGGTAGGACCGCCCTTGAGAACTACGCTGCTGTCTGAGTTGTTGATAACAACGTAAACCTTGTCCTGCTTGGGCGCATAGATGTTGCGTGTCGTGCCCGGAGTCCCCGTAGCAATCAGGATCGCACTACGTGCTTGGTTGGCAGCGCCGCCGCCATCAGTAGTCAGCGTCCAATCGCCAGCCGTTACGCTCTGAGTGGACGCGGAAGCAATCGCGTCCTCAACCAAGTCAGTAAGCTGGGTGTTAACAACACCGCCCCACGTATTCGTGAGTTCCCCCGGTGATGGCTGAACAAATCCCAACAGAGGGGTATAAGAAGAAGGCATTCGTTGCTCCTTGTAACTAATTCAATGTCGGGATGTCTACCCAGTCCGGGTCTTGGTCGTCGTCAATGTTGTTCCATGTCCCAGACTGAGCGTTCCCCGTGTTCCCCCACCCGGCATTCTGGCTGGCGTTTATGTCGTTCCAGCTAACCGACTGCGTATCTACCACATTTTGCCAGTTAACGCTCTGGGAGTCATCCACGGAGTTCCAAGTCCCAGTTTGGGAGGTCTGCACGTCCTGCCAGCCCGGGGCCTGAGCAGAGTCTGCGTTACCCCATGAGGTAGCCTGCGCACTATCAACTTCCCCCCAGCCCGCAGTCTGGCTGGCATTTATGGCGCTCCAAGTAACAGACTGTGCGTCCAGCACGTTCTGCCAGCTTTCCGGCTGGGAATCGTCAATCAGGTTCCACAGGAACGCCCCGATCACGCTGTCGGACAGGGTGGCGCTCTCGGGGATAGTGACGTTGTAGATGCTGCCCGGTGCGTTTAAATTGTCTAGGGCTGTAGCAGAGGCAACAGCAATGGCGTTGAAGATTGACGGAGCAACCAGCACTGAGTCAGAGGCTGCGGAGGTCTCGGAAATGCTGGCGGCAAACGCTTGGAGGGCGCTCACTGCATCCGTGATGGTGGCCGACTCGGTGATCGTGGCCCGGGGGATAAAGGCTGCGCTGTTGGTCTCGGTGCCGGTGGCGGTCTCGGCCAGAGAAGCCAAGAAGATGGCCTGCGTGGTAATCGCATCCTGCGCCTGCGCAAGCTCCTGCATCAAGATGTTGTAGGTCGAGCCCGGAGCGTTTACAGCGTCTTGGGCTGTAGCTGCCTCTTGGAGAAGCCCGATAAACACCGCCCGGGCGGACAGGCTGTCTGTGATCGTGGCTGTCTCAGCAACCGCCGCAGCCAACGCACGCAAGGCGCTGACCTGATCAGTACCCGTGGCAAGCTCGCTAACCTGCGCGGCGGCGGTGAAGAATGCCCGGACAATCTCAACGACTGATGAGTACTCGGCAATATCTGATTTAAACGTGGCCCGGGTGGTGATGGTCTCAGTGCCGGTTGCGGTCTCGGAGATGATCCCTGCGGCAGACAGTCTGGCTGCGTCTGTGTCAGAGCCGGTGGCTGTCTCTGCGATGAATGGGTTGGTGATGTACCGGGCGGCGACGGTCTCAGTACCCGTAGCAGTCTCTGCAATAACGCCTATGAAGCGCAGGCCACCAACGATGATGTCCGACCCGGAGGCAGACTCAAAGATGCTGGGCAGGGCAATGTACCGGGCAGCCACTGCGTCAGTGATGGACGCAGACTCCACGATGCTGGGATTGGCGATATAGCGCGGGCTGACAGTCTCAGTGCCGGTAGCAGACTCGGCAACGCTGGGGTTGGTGCTGTAGAGGGTAGAGACAGTCTCAGTGCCAGTAGCGGACTCAGCAATGCTGGGCCGGGTGATGTACTGGGCGGAGTCAGTATCCGTACCGGTTGCGGTCTCGGAAATCGTCGTGGGAAAACTGATGAACCCGACGTTGGCGTCGGTGATGGTGGCAGTCTCGGAGACGCTGGGCAGGGTGGTGTACTTGGCAGAGAAGGTGTCCGTGCCAGTAGCGCTCTCAAGGATGGCAACGAAGTACCCCTTGATTGCGGAGATCAGGTCTGTGATCGTGCCGGACTCAGCAACCGCAGCAAGGAAGATCGCCCGGGCAGAAACAGCATCCGTACCCGTGGCAGTCTCAGAGATCGCAGGATTAATAGTTAGGCTGGCTGCGTCGGTATCGGAGCCAGAGGCCGTTTCACTGATGACCGTAGGGAAGCTGATGCGCCCAACATTCGCGTCGGTGATTGTGGCGGTCTCTGCCAGCGTAGAGTTTGCGGACAGACTGGCGGACTCAGTGTCAGACCCAGTGGCGGTCTCAGACAGCGTAGCGCGGGCGATCAGCCGGGCAAGGTTAGTGTCGGCAATGGTTGCGGACTCAAGGATCGCAGTGCCAAACGCAGACCGTGCGGAGATGGTGTCGGTGCCTGTGCCAGACTCAGCCAGCGATGCCCGGAAGATAGCTTGAGCCAGAACAGCGTCAGAGCCAGTGGCAAGCTCTTCAATAGTGCCGAGGTAGGTGATCCCTCCAAGGCTTGCGCTGATGGAGTCCGTGCCGGTGCCGGTCTCGGAGATGATGCTGTTGAAGATCGCCCGGGCAAGGATAGAGTCGGAGCCAGTACCCGTCTCAGTAATGGTCGCAGCGTAGACCGTGCCGCCTGCGGCAACGAAGTACCAGCCTAGAGAGCCGCCGTTGGTGGAGTTGGCCCCTGCGTACCACTCATCAACAAGTGGGTAAGCACGGACGTTGCTGATGGAAAGGTAGTCAACCGTGTTTGCGGCTACTCCTGCGCCGGTGTAAACCAGAGTGGCGGGAGAAGCGGCAGACGTTCCGCTAAGAGTCAGAACCCGGGTGGCTGCGCCCGTGGCAGTCCAAGGATCGGTCAGAGTTGTTGTTGTGCCACCAAGAGAAATAGACGTAGCGCCCGTGGCGCTGTACGTGTTGGTGATTGTCTTGAAGGTGTTGTTGCCCGAGATGCTCAATGCGCCCGCGCCGCCTTGATCAAGAGTGATGCCGGAGTAGGAGATACCGCCTCCGTTAAAGGTTTTGGAGGAGGCGCTGGTCATGGTGATGGTGCCAGTACCTGTGACGGTAAGGTTGGTAGAAGTACCCGCAGTCCATCCAGTAGTTCCGGCAATAGTCCAAGTTCCAGAACCGATAGCCACCGTCCGAACACCCGTCCCGGAAGCGCTTACCGCTGATGACGCCCCTGATAAAGTGACGTTATACGTTGCGGCATCAAAAGTACCCTGCAAAGGACTTAGTGCCCCCGCCGCATTTAAATTACAGACAAAGGCATCTTGAAGGGTTACCGACCCTCCCGGCGTATTTATTGTGAAGCCTTGCGTAAACGTCTTCCCTTCGCTTCTAATTGTTTGACTGCCCCGACCAGCAAACGTCATTGTTCCGTTACCGCTCAACGTCGTTCCCGTCCCGTTGATCCAGTTGCCATAGATCGAAGGCGTTGTCGTGCCCGTTGCAAACGTAACCAGCGCACTGCCGTTACGGTTGCTCATCTCTATCGTGCCAATGTTGTAGTTGGCGTTGACCGTGATGGTGCTGCCGCTGGTGGGCGTGGCAAACGGGATGTAGGCAGTGTCTTGGGGGAGGGGGAACTGATCGTTCGCGGCAGCGCCGCCTGATGTTGCGGCCCAAGAACCCGCGCTTCCCGCCCCCCAGTTAGCAGTGTTCACTGCCCAGTAGACCGTCTTCGCTGCCGGGAAGGTGATGCCTGAGTTGCCCTTAGCATCGCCAAACCGTGTGCCTGAAATGGGGGCCGCCGCGCCAGTAACCGTAATGTCTCGGAAATCAACATCCGTAGCGCCTGCGGTTAGCGTCGTGACTGCTAGGGTTCTGGCGGTCCCAATTGTGTCAGAGGCTAGGAATGTACGGCAGGCAGAAGAAAAACCCGCATTCAAAGTCAGGGTGGTAATTGTTTGATTGGCACTAAACGTAACAGTAAAAATACCAACAGCCGTTTGCCCAGCAAATGACAGTGAATTAAACGTGTTGGTTCCTATAATATTCAAAGACCCACCAACAGATAGTGTCCCAGTATAAGAAACATTATAGAACGTCAACCCGCCGCCGTTAAAATTAGCGCCACCTTTATTTGTTGTATCTAAAAAAGTTGACGTGCCAGCATTAAATGTAAGGTTTGTATTATTTGTAAGGTTGACAGGCGATGCTGTGGTGGTATTGTTTGTGATCGTGCTGGACCCCAAACTTATAGACCTTATATTTCCGTTATTACTAGAAAAAAGGGAACCTGTTAAATTAAAATTGGCAGTATTAAAAGTTCCATATGTTATTGTTGTATTTGAGCCTGTTGTAATGGCCGAGCCAAGCGTCCACGTCGCGCCAATACCCGTAACCGTGCAATTAGAGTTTAGCGTCAACCCGTTCGTGGTAAACGTGTAGCTGGCATTACCGGCCCATTGCATACCGCCCGTGTATGTCCGGGTGATACCGGTGGCCGCAAAGCTGACGTTGCCGTGGAAGGCGATACCCACAGTCCCGGCAAAGGTCACGTTACCTGCGGCGGGGCCAGCCATGGTGAACGATGCACACCGAGCCAGAGTCACGCCTGCGTCAATGGTGGCTGTGTAGGCCGTGGCGTTGGAAGCAGAGTCAAAGACAACCGCGTCTAGGGATGTTGGGATAGCCGCGCCAGAGCCACCACCAGAAGATGTTGACCACTTGGTCGTAGAAGACCAGTTGCCCGTACCGCCTACCCAGTAGAGTGTCCGGGCCGCAGGGGTAGCAGTGAAGATAACTCGCGTGTTGCCAGCGGTGTTGGTGCTGTTTACACCAACATAGAACTCTCCGGGGCTGGTGGTGGCAACAGTGCAGTAGCTGATCGACAAGTAGTCGATGCCGGTGTTGGCGGGACCAGATATGGAGAGTGTGTACGCGGTAACAGCGGTGGATGGGGCCAGTGTGACTACGTTGCCCACAGTGCCCGTGACGGACCATTTTCCAACCGTTGTTGTTGTGCTAGACGGCAGTGTGATGGTATGGGCCACCGTCTTGGTAGAAGCTAGTTCACCAAATGTGTTCGATCCAGTAATCGTTAGCGTAGATGTCCCCGTCGCACCACCAACGGTCAGCTTGTTGTAGTACAGGTTGCCGCCATCAAAAGCTCTGGCAGTTGTGGACGTATCAGATATAACAATTGTTGATATTCCGCAAACTATCGTGGGTGCTACAGAACAACTCCAAACCGTCCCCGTACCAGACAGCGTCCACGTGCCGGACCCCATTCTTAGGGTGTTGCTGGTAGAACTATTTCCAAACAACCCCGTAGTCACGTTGTAGGTGACAGCGTCAAACGTCCCTCTGGTGAGGGTCAGGGTACGGGCCGAGTTTAGGGATAGCGCATCGGCAAGCTGGACGGTTGCGGATGGGCGGTTGATGGTGACGTTGCAGCCAAACTGAACGCCGTTGCTGGTGATTGTCTGAGAGCCGTCTTTAGCAAAAACAAGTGCGCCAGATGCACTGGAAGAAGTTACACCTGTTCCAAGTTTTAGATCGCCATAGATATTGAAGCTAAATATACTAGTGGTAAACGTGACGGCGGTTGTCCTGCCCGACGCATCAATATTTGGCAAAGAACCGTTAAATGTTATCGTGCCCGCAGCACCGGCGTTATCAAACACTGCCGTATCCTGCGCCAGCGGAAAATTGTTGACGGCAGGTGAGCCCCCCGATGATGCAGCCCATGCATTGGCTGTCCAGTTTTGCGTGCCCGCTAGGTTCCAGTAAACCGTCTTGGCTGCGGGGAAGTTGATATTTGTATTACCACCGAGATTGCCCGCACGAGTTGGCGAAGACCCCGCAGCAGTGCCAGCAAGATTAATGTCTCGGAAGTCGCAGTCAGTGGCAGAGAGGCTGTTGACTGAGAGTGTGCGTTGAGTGCCAAGAGTATTGGATACTATGCTGTTTCTTGAAGACGCAGATGCTCCACTACATGTTAATGTGCCATTAACTGTAATATTATTTGTCAGTACAAGCGAACTCTGCGTAGGAAATGTTAAGTTATTGAAAGTTGTTGCTTGGCCGAATATATAAGAAAATGAGGATGGATTTACGTATATTACATTGTACCAAGTTATTTGACCCCAATTGTAAGTTTGGTTTCCGCCAGCGTTAAAACTAACAGTAACAGTAGATGTTCCGGCATTAAAAGTTAAATTAGTTACGGTGGTAAAAACAACAGGAGCACTTGTGGTTGACAAAACTATAGCACTTGCGCCAAGGTTAATAGTCCTTACGTTGCTGTTGCTGGACGAAAATATACCAGCAGTTACTGCAAAGCCTGCCGTACTAAACGTCCCGTTTGTAACCGTAAAGGTCTGCCCCGTAAGGTTCAACGCATCAGCAAGCTGTACTGTGCCGCCGTAGGTGTCGACGGTGATGGGGCCAGAAAATGTTTTACCTGCGCTGGTGATGGTTTGGGTTGCTCCACCCTGAAAGATAAGTATTGTTGCCATCGTTACAGTTATGCCAGACCCATTAGTCCAAGAACCGTAAATTGTATTTGCCGCAGTTCCCGTAACACTCAACGCATTGGTTCTAGTAGAAAAATCAATTGTCGGGAGCGCCAATACGGCAGTATCTAAGACCAACTGCGTAAATACTGAAGAGTTGTTTATGATGGCCGTATCTTGCGCCAAAGGCACGTTATCTGTACTGACTGCGCCACCAGAAGATAAAGCCCATGAATTACCACTCCAGTTAAGCCCAGCGCCCGATCCGTTGAAGTACACCGTCTTTGGCGTGCTGAACGTGATGCCCCTGCACTCGCCACGGTTGCCGATTCGTGTGCCGCTGATGGGGGCCGATGTGCCCCTGACATAGAGACCCCGGAAGTCTGCGTCTGTCAGGCTGGGGGCAGAGTTGACTACTAGGTCAACAGAGATGCCGTAGGTGGCGGAGGAAAAGAACACCCGCCGGTTGCCCGCCGTGCCCGTGGTGGACAGGGTGCCGTTGATGGTCTGCTGCGCGTTAAATGTTACTAGGGACAAACCTGCGGCGGAAGGGGCGGTGAATGCAAGGTTGTTGAACGTGTTACTGCCAGTAATGGCGTGCGTTCCGGCAGTTGTTCCGGTAAATGCAATATTATAAAAAGTCAGCCCGCCCGAAGAAATCCCTGAGAGCAAGCCACTTGTAAGATTAATTTGGCTAGTTCCGGCATTAAAAGTTAGGTTTGTTATCGTTCCAGCGATGATTACATTTACTTGAGTTCCGGTTACCGTAACCGTACTTGATCCAAGAATTAAAGATCGAACTGATGATCCTGAAAAACCTAATTGATTGCAGGTAATACTGTAATTTGCAGAATCAACGCTACCCGCCGTTACAACAAACGTTCCACCACCAGTCGATATTGCGCTGCCAAGTGTCCATCCACCGCCAACACCGTTAAAGTTAAAGGCTGAAGCAGAAAATGGATTGCTGGCTGTTACAGTTTTTCCGGTAGTAGTGGCGGTAAATGTAAATGTAGTTTGAGCGCTCCATGTAGTGGTAGCAAGCAAACTCATCGATCCGGCAACTGTAAGACCAGGAAGCCCGGCGCTAGAAAATGTAACAGTTCCTGCTGATACCGTGATATCCAAACACGCCAAGGCTCCGTTCACCGTAACGGTATAAGTGCCTGCCTGATCAAAGAAGACGCTGTCCGCTACGGTGGGGACAGATGCGCCACTAGCTCCGCCAGTTGATGCGGACCAGTTTGTTGTGCTGGTGGTGTTCCACGTCCCCGTGCCACCTACCCAGTAACGATCAGCCATTTACACCCCCGGTTCAGGGGGCGATTCTACCGGAGGTAGTTCTTCGGAGGGGGCGGTTACGATGGCGAGCCAGTTGTCGAAGCGCTGCTGTTTCAGCGCCTGAATCTCAGCGTCACTCAGCCCGTGATCCTCGGGCAAGTGAAGGGCGTCCCGAAAGACGCCGTACTGGGAGTCAAACTCGAAGTCGATCTTGACCATACCCTCATTAACCCGCCAAGCTGAAGGTGTAGGTGACGTTCAGCGTGTCGCCAGACACAACCGAGCGGTCGCCGGGGGACTGGAAGTCAGCAGCAGAGAACAGAGTACCCGTCGAGCCACCAGCGGTGCTGTTGCTCACTAGGAAGGCTCCGCCCACAGTCTGCGTGGCGTTGATGGAGAACGAGGCCGGGGAGGCGCTGTTGGTCACCACCGAGGGGTTGGCGTTGGTAGCCGCAGCAAAGGTAGCCGTGGGACGCGCACCAGAGTACGGGGTCACCTCAGTCCAGCCAGCGTGGGACGACATCGTGTCGCCAGCCGCCGGGGTGTTAGAAGCGCCAGCGCCGTACAGGCCGATGTACCAAGTGGTGATCTGCGCAGTGCTGGTCAGGGCAGTGCCAGCCATGTACTGGAGGCCGACGTTCACAACAAGGTTGCTCTCCTCGGCGGACCACTTGAGTAGGCCGTCCTTGTCGTAGCATTCCATGCGGAACCGGCCCGTGGCCTTGGCGGTTTCAGTGTGACGGGTACCAGCGACCAGACCGCCAGCAACAGCATCAGAGGCTTTAGCAATTTCGTGAGACATGGTCGCTCCTTACGCGATTCGGATGATTGCAGAGGTGTTGGTGGCTGCGGGGAACTGCACTGTGAACGTCGTCGTGGAAGTCTTATCGCTTCCAAAGTCTAGCACGCAGATAGCCCCGTTAGCCCCGGGCTTGTAGATGAGCGCACCGCGTGCTGTAAACGCTGCGGTCCACGAGACATTACTGAACGAGATGTAGGCCACCGTCCCGGTGGACCCAGTTGTAGGGGTCACAGTCACCGTCAGAGGACTGGCCGAATATCCGGACGCAACAACTTCCCCGGTCGAGGTGTACTCGGTTGTCGAGTAGTCAAACGAGGCTGCGTTGGTGTACAGGGCGATGTAATAGGTATCGACATCGAAGTCGAAGGTGCCCTTCATCAGCCCCGTCTTGAACGTGTTGCAGGCAAAGTTACCTGTGAAGGCCATCAGGCAACTCCGTTATTCTGAGGTAGAGGAGCCATGCGAGCCTGACCACTGCGATACGCATCGCTGCGCTCCAGACCATCACCCAGACGCTTGGCCTGAGACAGGGCCTCGCTGTACCGCTGAGAGTACAGGGCCATCATGTCCGTCTCACCCTTCATGTAGGTGTACGCCTCTACCAGCGAACCGTAGAGCAGCACCGTGTCGAAGTTATCGCCCAGCCAAGTCTGCCCGTCCGCAGCAACCGTGATCGACTCCGGATAGAAGAAGTAGTGAAGCTCGATGGTGTAAACGGCATCTGGCGTGGGGGCAAGGATGAAGCTCAACTCGTCCGTCAACACAGGGCTAGGACCGCTGGTGGTCGTGGGGCCGAACAGCGCATAGTACTTGGGGATGCCCGTAGTGCTGGGGTTGGGGTACGCCTGACGGATGAAGCTCACATCCTTGTTCAGCAGGTACTCGTAGTTGCCCGACGCATCAATCACAGCCATCGAATAGACGGACAGGAAGTCGCCCGGGCAGGACAAGTACTTGTTGCTGGAGGATGTGGAGCCAGTGACGTTCCTGCGGAGTACAGGGAACTGCACCGTGTTGTAGATGCGCTGCTCGGCCTGCTTGATAAACGTGTTGATGATCGACGGCGTCGTCGAATAGTCGAACGTGTTCTCAGTGTAGTCCTGAATAGCGGTGACCAACGCGGCGTAGTTCATTTAAACCTCAAGCCATGGGCCCACGGGCCATCACGCCCTTGGTAGCCGCGCCAGTGCCACGAATCTTGATGCCCGAGGTCTTTACCCCGTCGTATTCGTTCGTGCGCTCGTTGGCAACGGAGACGTTTGCCTTCAAAGCTTCCTTCACCGGCATCTGACCGACAACCGGAGTTGCGACCTTAGTGGGTTGTTTGTACGTTGCCATATCAGCCTCCCTTGCGACCAGAGCTACGCTGGTTCATGACCTTAGCCATGTTGCGCCCGTACTTGAGCATGTCGGCGTTGGTCTTGCCACCAGCCTTCATTTTGGTCAGAGGCTTGCCGGGGTGCAGAGTTTTCTCGTGCATATGCACAGCCTTTGCCGCCGTCTTTTTGTCCTGTGCCAAATCTTTCTTGTCCATGATCGACTCCTTACGTCGTTGCAACCGTTACTGTACCAATTTGCACTGACAAAACCAAGTTATTTGGTGTCAGCGCCGCATCAAAAAACGATGCGCCCCCAACAGGGTTCCACCCCCACTGAAAAACCCGACTGCCCCCAGTCGTGTACCCATCAGGCCCAGTACCGGCAACCTGATACGTGCTGTCTGGGCGGGGGTTCCTAAGTGCCTGTGGATCGTCCACCGGGTACATGCCTAACTGAAGCTGCGGATGATCCGGGTCCCAGCAAGAGCCGCAGACCAGCAGTTGATACCGTTTGGTCTTGATGATCTCAGTCTTGAGTTCGGTCAGCTTAAAGCGCTGCCCACACCTATCGCACATGGCGATGGCGTTTTTGCCTGAAGCAAACCGATTAGCCATTAGGTGCCGCTACCCAAGTACTGCCGGCGCGGGACGAACCGCACAGCGGCCTTTTCCCGGTCTTCCTCAGCGGCCAGCGCCCACGCTTCGTCGTATTGCTGCTTCAGCACGGGCATGCGCGCCTCGGCCCCCGTGACCTTCATCGACAAATAGTAGGCCAGACCCGCCACCATGCATGGGATGAACCGGAACGGCATGTCCATGGTGTTGGTGCCGTTACCCGCGTCTTGGATGCGGCGCAGCCGCCAGTAGACGAGCTGGTAGGTCTGAGAGCTGTCCGGCACCGGCCAGACAGTGAACTGCGGGGTGTTCAGACGCTCGATCCAAATCTGGATGGGGCGGCCTTGTTGGAGCTTGTTGGGGATGGTGGCGTAGGTAGAAACACTGATACGCGTGATCGTCAGGTCTGCCTGCGTGGCGGCATTCCCAGCACCGGTACGGATGACGTGTTCAAGAAGATCAACCGTGTCGGCAGGCAGGGTGTAGGTAGCCACCCCCGGAGTCAGGGTCTGCGTGCCCTGCTCAAACGTCCACATGTTGATGCCACGGTTGGCCCAGTCAGCGAACATCAGGTTCAAAGACCGACGCGCCGTCTTCAGATCATAGCCCGTGCGCAGTTCTGAGCCACAGCGCTCAAACGCCTCTTCAACGATCTCGGAGAGGTCGAGGTTAAAGCTTGAGGTCCCAGAGGTTGCCATTATCGATGCCTCGCCGTTTTTGCTGCCACTTTAGGTGGTTGCTTTACGAATTGTTTTCCGGCGGCTTTACCCGCTCTTTTGGCCCGGGTTGTAGCAGCGTATTCAGACGGAGTGAGACTTTTAATAGCAGCCTCCGGAAGATACCGTTCACCTGTGTCAGAAGAGCGTTTGCCACTTTTAGTCCTCCACTTCTGGGCGGTCCAGTCCTTGAGCGATTGCTGCGGGGCCTTCACGTTCAGTCCTTATACCCGCCGCCCTTGGCCTTGTACTTCTTAGCCAAAAGCTGCGCTTTTCTCGCGCTCCACTGCCCTGCCGCCGTGCCCTGCACCGCCTGAGACTTGATGGACTCAAACAGCGACTTGCGCATCCCCGGCTTGGTGTAGTTGCCCGCAGCGTTGACCTTGCCGCCCTCAGCATATTCCGTAAAATCCGTGTCGTCTCTCCGAGATTTACGGACTCCCTTGGGCATCTTGCTGGGGGCAATAGCGCCCATACCGCGACTGGCCATCATACGAGTCTGCCTTTGGTGTGGCCCTTGGTGATGCACCCGTCTGCACGGGTGACACCGCCTTTTTTCATCCCACCAGTCTTAATAGGAAGGCCCGTGCCTGAAAGGATTGGTCGGTAGTCTTCAGTCCTGAGCGTGCCACGAAGGCTGGGCTCAGTGGCATAAACTCGCTTGCGGGCGGCTGTTCGATCTTCCTCAGATACAACCGGGTACTCAGGCATCCTATTCTCAAGCTCGGGCCTTGTTGCTTTGGGGCCGGCGTCGAGGTCAACTCTTCCTAAGTACGGAATCTGTTTAGCTGCAAGTGCGCCTGCGCCAAGAAGCCCAAGCATAGCCGCTGTTTTCCTGCCTTTAGCCATTACACCATCCTGCCTTTCGTCTTGCCCCGCTGAGCGATGCCGTCGCCACGGCAGCAGCCACCCTTGGCCATCTTCTTCTCTTCGGGCGGCTTGCCCATCTTGCTCGCCATGTTCATAGCCTTGGTGGTGTGCGCCATCGATGCTTTTGCTGGCTCAGTAGTGAGCTGCTCATACATCTTTTTGGTCGTCAACATCTCGGCCATTTTTAGACCATCCGACCTTTGGTGTGACCTTTAACAATGCATCCGTCTGCACGGGTAACGCCGCCTTTGGCCATAGGTTTGGGCTTGCGGGGGGCAGAGCCGCCGTCAATATCCTGCGGGGGCGGGAGGCCAGAATCCTCCGTATAGACGCCGCCCTTGAGGCCCCGAGGCTTCTTCTTGGCTTGAAGTTCGTCGTACATGGTAGTCCTTAGCAGGATTTGCCACCGTAGGCCATCTTGACCATCTTGCCCTTGGTTTTGCCTTTGGACGCGATACCGTCTTTGCTGGGGGCGGCGGTCTTCACAGCGCCCATCTTGGTCATTCCACCAGAAGCCATTTTCTTGGCGGGCATGCCTTTTTTCTTAGCCATCATCGCCATAAAGCCCGCATTCATTTTGGAAGCCATAGTGTCACCACCTTCTTTAAATTTGCGGCCCTTGTCCGCGTTGATGAAGTCTTTCCCCACGCTCGCGGGGACTCCGGCCTTCTTGGCAAACGCGGGGCTGTTAGCCACCGCAGCCATAAAGTTGTGCTGCTTCTTACTCGTGCTCGGCATCAGCAGCCTTCTTGCGCCAAAGCGTAGAAAACTCTTTCCCGGTCGCCATCTCGTAGATGCGCATGACCCCCACGATAGCGCCGATCAGACCAAACACCGGGGTAAGAATCTGCAAGAACGAGCCAATCGCCGTGAACACGGCCACGAAGTCCAGAACGTTTTTAACGGTTTCTGTTTTCTCAGTCATGTCAGCATTTCCAAGCCCGAAGGCTCTTGTTGATCCGGCTATTGGGGTCGTTCGCGGTCTTGGCCGAGGTCAGCTTTTTCTTCATGCCAGTCATCCGGGCACAGAAAGAGTCGCGGCGTTTGCCGCCCTCTGGTTGAGGGGCCTTTAAGCCGGGCTTGCCCGGATTGGCTGCGTTGTAGGAGGCTCGTCCCTTGGCGTTCAGGCCGCCTTTGGGGTTCTTGCCTTCCTTGCGAGTCCATGCTGCGGTCTTAGCCATAGAACACCGTGACGCTGGCGATGTTCGTCAGCGATGCGTAGATGTCAGTCGAGCACAGCACCCCCTCACCCGGCACCAAAATATAAAACGAGTTCGGGTTGGAGTTAGATGGGATGTCAACTTCAATCACCGTGGTCCCGCCGGAACCGCCGTCCTTCAGCAACAACGAGCCAGCTAGGCTGGCAGTCGCGCAGATAGAAAACCCCTTGATACGCGCCCGGGAGCCAAAAATGGACCCCGAGGAGTTTCTATGGGTTGACTTAACGTCATATTGCATCGTCATGATGCGGCCCTATTAAGAGGTTGCAAACGGAGTGGCAACAGTGCCCGTGCCATTCACGGTGCCGGTGACCATGTACTTCAGCGCGGCAACAGCGACGATCTGAATCCAAGTGCCAGCCACACCGCCGGTGGTGCCGCCGTTCAGGTTGATGAAGTCGTCGTTAGCGCCAGCGGTGAATCCCACTGCGGCACCCGAGCTATCGGTGTCGATGGACAGAACCGAGCCAACAAAACGGTCGGTGCCGTCAGTGCCGATCTTCAGCGAGGAGGTGGCGATGGTGGTGGGAACCCAGATGGTGTAAACCACACCTTCGTTGTTCAGGGTGTTGGGGTCCTGACCGGGGCCAGAGGTGATGTCGTTGTTCGAGGCGTTGATCGTGGGCAGCGTCAGCACGACGTTAGCAGCCAGAGTGCCACCAACAGTCAGAATGCGACCGCCATGATCAATGGGATTCAGAGTGGTGCTGGCCGTGATTGCGACAACGGCAGCGGGGCCCTGTTGATAAATACCGCCCAGCGAACGGACGGGACCTTGGAAGGTAGTACGAGCCATTTATGACCTCACATGCGAGTTGGGGTGCTGCTGTCTGCATGTCGTCAGGCCGGGACCTGTCAGCAACACCGGATGACCCCGGGTTTGAAGCAATATACAGCAAAAGAAAAAGGGGCACAAGGCCCCTTTTCCATAGTTTCCGGTCGATTAAGAACCAGAAGAACCCCACATGCCGAGGGGATCAGACCAGCCGAACGAATAACGCTCGCGGGCCTTGTAGCGGACGTTGCCGGTGTCGAAGTCGCCGTCCATAGAGGTGGTCAGCGCTGCACGCTCGAACATCTTCATGCCGTTGGGAACGTCCGTGGTCAGGAACCAAGCGTTCGTGTCGGTCAAGAAGTGGTTGACGGTGTAGCCGCCAGAGATGGTGCCCAGTTGCTTGATAGCGTTGATGTCGTTGTCAGCAGTAGAAACACGCAGTTCGGTGTCCAGCAGACGCTTGGCAACGAACATCAGGCTCGGCGGAATCACCAGCTTGACCGGCTTGGCAGCGATCAGCAGTCCACGCTCATCGGTCCACGCAGCGATTTGAATCGTGGCGTTTTCCAGCGAGGTTTCGTTCAGATCGACGCCAGTGGTCGGGCTGTTGTAGTTCTGGCCGCCGCCAACCAGCGGGTGACCAACACGGGTGCCGGAGCTGTTCACGCCGAACAGGGACACGCCGTCACCACCGAGGTAGTTCTGGCTGAAGCCGTTGTTCAGGACGGCAGCGCCCTTGACCTGCTTGGTGTAGGACATACCACGAGCCAGAGCCTTGGTGTAGCGGGCAGACAGACTGTCGTACAGGTTGTCTTCCACAGCTTCCTCGGTGATCGAGAAGCCAAGGGCGATGGTTTCGTGGGTGTAGCGAGCAGTGAAAGCTTCCTGCGCGTTGTCGTAAGCGATGGCAGAGCCTTCGTTCTTGACGGGTGCAGCACCGAAACCGGCCAGCTTGGTTTCCTCTTCAAAGGAACGCTCAGACTTTTCGATTTCGTAGATTTCTTTGTGCTCTTCGCCGTAGCGAGCGTACTCCATACCGAACAGAGCGTTCAGGCCGGGGAGGAGTTCCTTAAGTAGCTGTGCACGAGAGATAGCCATTTTATGTTACTCCTTACAGACCAACGGCGTTGGTAAATGTGTGATAGCCGGGGTTGATCTTCACATAGACGTCGGTGTAGGCGTCGCCCACAACCGAGAAGCCTTGCACGTTGGGGAACCCGACAACACGGAAAGCTGCGGTGGTGGTCACAGCCGAAGCGCCTGCCACGATAGAAGCCGTGGAGTTGCCCGTGGTGGTGCTGCCAGTGGCAACAGCGCCAGTGCTGAAGAACACGTTCGCGCCCACAGCGGCTTGCGTCACAGAGCCAGCGGACTGGACTTGGAACACCACGTTGGGATCGTCAACAACCGAGGCTTGGATCACGCCAGTCACACCGGTGGGGTAGTACTGGGAGAAGATCAATTGGCCTTGGGCGTTGTAGTACGAGCAGCCAACGAACACACCCACGATACCGGTGTTAGAGGTGCCGACAGGGAAGCCGTTAGTCGTCGCGTCAGCGCCGGTGGCGGTAGCCACAGCCAGATAACCGGACGAGTTCACGTACACGGGCGAGCCGTTGTAAATGTTCGAAGCGGTACCTGCCGGGTCAATCAGGTAAGTGCGGGTTGCACCTGCATAGGGGGTGCCACCCAACTGGTTTACGGGTCGTAGCCCGTAGGGAGAAGCGGTAGAAGCCATTTAAAACTCCAAAGATTACTTTGAACCAGAACCAAATCCGCTTCCGCGACTGGCCGACGACTTGCGGTCGGCGAACAGAGGCATACGCGGGTCGTTATTTCGCATGAAGCTGTTATCGACAGATTCCATCTGGGCGCGATTCTGGTTTGCGTAATAGTCGTCACGGGCCTGCGCACGTTCACGGGGCATCTTGCAGAGCATGAGGCCGCCGAGTTCGACGTTGCCAGTTTTCGCATTACCTTCCAGCATCAGTTCCGGATGGTCCGCCGCCTTCACCGGCTCCCAACCTTCACGCATCTTGGTAGACACGTTCGTGTTCTGGGCCTCACCAAGGACGTGCGTCGCAATCCAGCGATACACATACCCGGGCTCGGGTGTCGGATCAGGAAGCGCGTTCGGCGGGGTGTACACCAAACGAGCACTTTTGTCGCGTGACACGAGGTCACGAGGGGTCCGGGTAGAAGTTTCAGCCATTCGATTTCTCCAGTTTTGCTACTTCAGCAGCGTATTGCTGCGGGGTCAGTCCGTACTTTTTAGCCAAAGCGACTTGCCTCGGCGTGAGTTGGATTTTCTTTGCACCCGTCGAACGAGACGCCGGGGCAACAACCGTCGTAGGCTTTCTGGAGCCACCGCCGGATTGCGGCTGGGACCGTTGCTCCCCGAAAACTTCGGGAAACTTGTCCTTCATGCGAGAGTCGATCCTCTCGAAGTACTCATCAGAGCGGGGGTCTACCCCCGAGTTCACCAGTTTTTGATGCAGCCCCAGTGCGAAGCTGGTAAGTTCCTCGTACCCCTGCGAACCGAACCACTGGTTTTTTGCCTGCCAGCTCAGGGTTTTTTGGTCCAGTTCCTGCCGGGGTGCAGGTTGTGAAGCGGGTTGTACCTCAACTTCTTGCTCTTGTAAAGCGGGCGCCTTAAAAGATTTAGCCTGTTGCACTTTCATCTTAGCTTCCATCATGGCCTCTTGGGCCGCGATGATGGCGTCCGAATCAAAAGACTCGGTGGCTTGGCGCAACTGACTCTTGGCCTTTTCCAGCTCAGACTCCGCAACTTGCACCTGAGACGCGGCGTACTGCTCGGTCCCGGTTTGCACATATTGCTTGAGCCGCTGGTTTTCTTGGGCCATGTACTGTGCAAGACGCTCTAGCTCTTGCTTCTCGCGCAGGAGAGATTCTTTAGCGCGGCGTTCGTCGTGACGCGCATGGGTCAGTTCCTTGATGCGCTTCTTGACGTTGTCGGAGTAGCCATCGATCTCCTCGTCCGTCGGATCAGCCACTTCACGATCCAGCGGCTTGCGGCCACGGTCACGCTCGGGGGTGTCATCGACGATCTCGATCTCGACTTCATCGGCATTAACGCCGACTTTTACTTCGCTGTCTTCCTTGGACTCGACGTCAACACTAGTGTTGTCGTCTTGCTCGTCGGGAAACTTATATTCAGACATGAACTCTCCTTATGCGCGGGTGAGCCCGCGAGGGTCTTGAACAACACACTCCACCTGATCGTCGTTCAGGACTCGGAACTCTTTTCCGAAAATCTTGAACCGCGTGCCGGTGTAGGTACGCACGAGAACAAAGTCACCTTCCTTGCACCACGCACCTGTGGGGAACTTGGCGGTATCTTTGTACGCGTCGGGGCCGACTCGGAGCACGAACAACACTGTGGTGGCGTGTTCTTCTACTCGCAAAGTCGCGGCATCTCGAACGAGGTCGAGGGACGTGCCAGCAATCTTCTCATCAACTTCTGGGACGATACACAGCAGCTTGTAACCGGCGGGCGTTGGCAAAGCCGTGGCCTTGGTTTCGTTGTCTGCATCCGCCTCAGGGGCATCAAGAGGTTGGACGTGCTTGGGCAACGTAATGCCCGGCGGCAGAATGATTTCACTCATCTGATTTTTCAACTTTCTCTGCAAGGTCGAGGAGATGGCGCTCTGCAGTGGCTAGACCTTGAATGACACCACAGAGTTTTTGGTACTCGTCAAAAGAGCGACATGCCCCGCCGGCCAAGTCATCGGCGTAGTTGTTCATGTCGGTGCGTATCTTGTCGCGCAGTACGCGTGCGAAGTCTTGGATCATTTAGTAGGCTTGGTCCTCTGTTGTTGTGCTTGCGCACGGGCTTGCGCCGCCGCTTGGGCTTTGCTCTTTGCGATATCGACGCCCATGCGGACGCCTTCTCGTTCTTGATTGGCGGCCAGAGTCAGCATGTCTTTCTGAGCCTGCACCGTAAGCTTGCGGCCTTCCAACTCCATGCGCGCATCCAGCTCTTGCTTGCGCAGTTCGAGGTCGTCTGCCTTGGCAGCCGCGTCGGCCAGCACCTTCTTCTCTTTGATCTCCAAGTCCTTCTGCTGCATCTGGAGCACCGGGTCTTGCGCCTGCTGCTGAGCTTGTTGCTGCGCCGCCATGGCTTGGTTTTGCTGGAGCACCTGCTGCGCGGCTTGGGCCATCATCTGAGACAGCGACAGCTCGATCTGCGGCGGCAGTTTCTCGTCCTCGGGTGGCAGGGGCATGCCCAGCTGCTGCTCGATCTTCTGGCGGTAAGCGAAGCCAACGTGCTCGGCGATGTGCGCCATCATGGCTGCTTGGATCATCGGAGCGCGGGGGTTCTGTCCCACAAGCTGCATGATGATCGGGTCCTGCATGGCCGACATGTGCACCTTGATATGGGACTCGTGGTCTTGGTACTGGAACGCTTTGAGCGGCTCGCCCTTGAGACAGGCCATGTTCTCAGTCACCGGGTCCTTGGGCTTCTGGTCCTCCGGCAGGGGCACGAGTTTGTCCGCGTTCTTGATACCCAACACCTCCAGCATCCCACGGTGGAGCTGCGGCAGGTTGTAGATGTCCGGCGCGGTTTGCGAGAGCTGAATGACCGCTTGGTACTGCACGAGGCGCTGGGACAGCGTGGCAGCGTTGGGGTCCGAGACGGGGATGACCTCCACCATGTCGTAGTCCGACTGCTTGACCTGACGCGGTGCGCCGTCGTTGGAGTCGGGGTCGTAGGTGTACGCGTCGTCCGTGTAGTCGCGGATCAGGTTCTTGATCAGTTGCAGCTCTTGCTTGAGCGCGTAGTGCACCCGAGCCTGCACAGCCGTGAGGACCTTGAGCTGACGCTCGATCAGTGCCAGCGTGGTACCAACGGGAGCCTGTGCGGACATGTCGGACACTTTCATGTCCGCAGTCGCTGCGAAGCGCCGGCCTTCTTCCACCACCGTGTTCAGCAGGTTGAACAGCGTAGCGCTGGGTTCTTTGTAGGGCAGGGGCAGGATGTTGTCCCGCAGCGCGCCCGAGCCAATATCGACATCGCGGAACTCTCCCGGTGCGATGGGAGTGTCGTCGCCCTTGATCCGCAGACCACGGGACTTCAGACCGCCCGGCAAGTTAGAGAGGGTGCCCGCGTCGATGAGCTGACGCATCAAGCTAGTGGCGCTGTTTGCAAAGCCGCCGATCAGGTGGAACAGACCGAAGC